ACGTCTGTCCAAATAGCTTTAGGTTCTTGGCCGGTAGGGACAGTCTAAACCACCTTTTGTTGCGCGATTGAACTTCCACCAGAATTGAAGGAAGTGGTAATTGATGTGCCCGCGGGAGCTTCACCAATATAGTAGAGAGTCCGTGTTCCTTTGGATATGGAAAAATCGGTAGTTGTATTATCTTGGCAAGTCAAATTCCATCTACTTGGAGGATAGTAAGTTCCATATGAGCCATTTCCGTTCCACATCACCATTCGCACGGCAAATTGGTTGGAGCCCATCGAGGCAATATAAATAGTGCCACTTATTGTCCAATGGTTTGAACTACCAGCTATTGTTTTGCCTTGTAGCCACTATGCGCCAGAAGGGAGTGTGGGTTCAGTTGTTGTCCAAGTTCCCATTCAACTCACCCCCATAAAATAGGGTACCAAACACCATTTATCTTCAAATATAGGTTCTAAACTGGATTAGCAGTTGTTTCACCACTGCCTCCTCCACCACTACTTCCGCCACTACCGGGCTTGGTACTAACCGTAACTGTTACGCCACAAGTGCCATTACCATATACACCACTATTATCTCTAATACCAGCTTCAACAGCAGATGTTACAGTAAAACTTGCATCATAGGTATAGTAATAAGTTCCGCGCGAGTGCCCGTGCGCAGTTTCACTACTATCACCCATATTAGTGGTATTGGCATCAGCATAAACTTTCACACCACTCTCATCAGTAACATAAGCATTAGTGCTCAAACTATTTCCAGGGCTAGCATTACCAGTCGCGAAACTGTAATTTTCAACTTTTACACATAATTGTCCAGTTTCTAGCCAAGCAGAACAGGCGCGCGCAATGCAGTTATAATAAAGATAAACATAATTCCCGCTTATCTTCAAGCGGTATCCACCTTGCGCATTGTTCTCTTTTATTTCTGTCCATTCAGTAGCTAAATTAGTAGGTGCTGTTGTAGACCAAGTTCCCATTCATCTCACCTCAAATAGCGTATTTGATATATATATCGCCATTATTGCCAATTGTGTTAGATGGGGTTTCAGCCCCTACATAAATCCCACGCACCTGGTTAGATACTAAACCGATAGCAGAATAATTTACATCCGCGCCAAGCCTATTTGCGGTTACTGCTTTCTCGGCGATATCGTTAGTTCCAATAGAAGAAACTTTGCTTACCGCGCCATTATCGGTTCTTAGAAGTCCTGCGCCAGTTCCAGCCTAGTTTAGAATTGCGCCAGTTAGTAAACTGCCGAGAGAACAAGAATAATTCTCCGCACCCTCTGCTGTATAATATGGAACTTTACAAGTTTCTGGCACACCTGTAATAAAATCATTATCTTCTGTCAACAAGTCAGTACGGTCTTGTTTTGTGGACATATCTATGCCACTAACTTTTCCATCCACGTACTCTTTCGTGGCTAGATCTTTCGGGTCACTAACTTTTCCTAAATATTTCATTGAGTACACCTCCATAGAAGCAGGGCGCGCATCTTACGCGCCCCATACTCTTTATATATATCTGCGCGCATAGCGCAGTTAGTCTTCACCAATGACTACAATTATATACTTTCCAGCTTCAATTGCAGTCACAGTTTCATCATACATACTAACCACAATATTATAACTGCTATCAATCGTTACACTCGTAAAAACCATCTAGCCTTCACTATCATATAATGATATATCCAAAACCTTAGATGTAAATCTATGGTCTGCCGCGGGAACTGTCCACGTAAAAGCGCCCGCGCTTGCAGTTAGTGCTGGATTAGTTGTACTGTAAATTCGACAAAATTTTCTTGTCCCTACAATAACTTCACCATTCGCACCATGAGCAGTAATCCCATAAGCCAAATTATCTGAAGTTACTGTATCGCTAGTTAGATCCAACGCAGTCTCTCCATCAATTTCGACTTTATTTACTGCCATAATTAGCCTCCGATGGTGAGAGTTTGACCTCCAAACTCATTATCTGTATAGGTCACAGGAATAGCTTGCACAGTAACGCTGGCAAGATAGTTGTATTCAGGGCTGTCGGGAGTAATCTCTTGAGCAGAGAAAGTAGGAGTGATTGTTTTGGTTTGAGCCTTCGCACCTTCTGTGCCACTCATTGTACCAGTTACACCAAGAATAGTAATACCATCACGAATGTTTCCAGGGATGATTTTTGCACTTTCCGCAGTATCTACACTTACTGTGCCAGACCCATCATGATAGCCAAGAGGAATTTTTACCGTCGTAGTCAGGTCATTGATTACGAGATTTTTCGCTCCATTATTCGGCATAGTACCAGTAATTTTCGCGCCAGCCTTGTATGCGGTCTTTCCATTGAGAATTTCCGCGGCGACGGCAGTAGCATCAGAAGTATCTGCATCGAAAGTAGAAGTACCGACGATGGGCGCGCCAGACTTATCGTGCGCTTTGATACCCTTAGCAAGTTTATCAGCAGTAATGTCATCTTGAGTAAGATCGAACTTTACTTCGCCATCGAGGATAAATTTATTTACATACTTATCAGGCATAATATTGTCCTCCTAAAATCAAGGTTATACCGCCAGCTTCATTGCTTACAGAAGTTTGTGCAATCTTTTTGACGGTAAGATTTTCTTTCATTAGCTTACTCTTTGTGGGGAGTACAATATCAGCTTCCCAAGAAGGAGTGATTACATAACCATCAACATCATCATAGATATCTGATTGAGCCGTTATCGCGGCGTTCATTTGTGCTTTGAGCGATACTTCAGGCTAAATCGTACCCACAAGAGCCATTTGTACAGAGAGGCCCGCCATGGTCAGGTTACCTCTTTAGCGATTTCAAATACTGTAGGGACAATGATTGTGTAGATGTCTCCGTTAGCTAATGTAAGTTGAACGTCATAAACATAACGCCCAAAAGAAAGAGGTTTCGTGTCTTCGGGAAGGAGATGGATTATCTCTCCACCAGAGACAGATTTATGAATAAGAGGGTCAGCATCACTGACTGACTTTTTGATTGTGAACTCAAGTCTGTCTTCGGGTAGGAAGACATAAGGTTCTCCCGTGGCGAGGTTAGTTGCTTGAGTAATGCGGAAGCGCGCGGTGTCACCACGGGTCAAATGGATTGTGTTGTCTTTGTCGATTGTAAGCATTGTATCGCCTCCGTGAAACACAATTCGAGTTTCCTTCTATCTATAAAAAGTTATACCATCCACTCCGCGCGGACAGCATAAATTTATATCATCTATGTAAAATAGGCTCTCGCCTTACATTATTTATTATACCATACTTTGCCTAAAAAATCAAATTTTCAAAACTCAAAAAGCCCAATAGGGTATTTCCCTATTGGGCTCACTAAACAACTTAGCCGAATAGGACGGCTTTATATGTATTCGCTACGACAGAAGCCGAAGCGTTCATAGAAATCTTCACACTCTTATCCGCGCCCACTATGATATCAGCAAACACTTGCTCGCCAGTAGTAACCTCAAAGAGTTGAACCATAATGTCTTCCGCAACAATACCATGCACAGACGCGCCAATCGTCCAAGTGGCCTTACCACCAGAAGGAGTAAGAGCAGGGTTCTTCTGAACGAACTTGATGAAGCTCTTGGGCATCGCGCTCCAAGTCGGGGCTCCATCTCCACTAGCCATAAGAACCTGGCCAGCAGAACCAGCAGTAGTTGGCGCATAGAACTCAGGATTGGCATTAGCCACACCATTGAGCTTGATGGAGTTCTTTGTCGCCTGAGCTTCAATACCTTCGAGCTTGGTGCCCTCGGCAGAAGTCATCAGACGCTTATTAGCTTCCTGAGCAACATAAGTTGTGCCAGCTTCGGTCTTGGTAAGAATATCATCATAGCCCGGCGCATCGCCAGCCTGAAGAGCACTATCAGCTTTTCCAAGAGAAGCCTACACGCCACTATCAAGCTTAGCAAGAGTAATCTTACCATCAGTAATAGTCGCAGTAACCTTATGGTCAGCAGACACATCGACGACAATCATATCGCCGGTCTTAGAACCACTGGTTACATACTCAATCAGACTATCAACAGGAATATAAATCTTATCGCTTGTTGCATTCGCAAGAACAAGAACAAGATAGGTTCCCGCAGGCTTACCAGTAGGATTGGTCTCAACAGTACCAGAAGACACCACCATATCCTTCGGGATATTGATAGCGTCGCCAAAGTTCGCGCCATTCTTAGTGAGATGATACACCGCGGCGTAATCGCCAGCAGTCTCATCCTTCACTAAACCATAAGTGTCAGCCGTAGGAATAGTGACCTTCAAGCCAGTAGCAGATACGCTAAGCGCATTACCAGCAACGGGGTCAACCTTTACACCAATCATAGGCGCAGTGGCAGTGCCAGCAACCACGATACCAAGATCAGCAGTAGCCTTTACGGAAGCAACCTTAGCATCAGCAGTCTCTTGAGCAGTTTGTGCGGCGGCCGCAGCATCATCGCCAGCTTTCTTCGCGGCAGCAATGGCAGCATCCTTCGCATCAGCATAACCTTGAGCCTGAGCCTTAGTAGCATAGTTCTTGGCTTCAACCTCAGCCATAGTAGTCTTGCCAGAAGCAAGCTCATAGGCGTCCTTTACAGTGTGAGTATAGCCCGCTTCACCAAGGACAGCTTCTTTTGCGGCGCTAACCTGGGAGGTCGTCTCAGTCTTAGCATCAGCAATAGCTTCTCCCTTTGCAGTAGCAATAGCCGTGGAAACCTTCGCAACATCAACCTTGCCCTCAAGAGCTTCAACACGCGCGGTAATACCACTATCACCAGTGACAAGCCCATCAGCATAAGCCTTGGCATCAGTAAGAGCCTAACCAGAAACCTCATCAGCATACTTCTTCGCACCCTTTACAGTGTCTTTAGCAGAAGTATCAGCGGCAACGCCAACAACAGCAGCCTTCGCATTCTCAACTGTGCTAACAGTAGCAGCAGCATTATCAGCACCATAAGTGCCGTCAAATGTGAGGTTAGCCTGCTTGCTATCAAGAGTATCTTGAAGGTTGGTAATCTTAGAGATGGGAAGTGCAGGAATATCGCTTTCACCAAGCTTCGCGCGCACCACACCAATTTGACCATCAGTCTGCTTGACTTCGGTGACGAACTCGCCAGCAACGGCTTTGTCATCAAAGTCAAGAGCTTCAATCTTGGCTTTCGCATCAGCAATAGCATCGGATTTTGCGGAGGTCGCAGCAGTAATAGCACCATAGATTGTTTTCTTAGTAGCATCATCTGTTTCGCTACCAAGCAATGCAGTCTTTACTTTACCAGCTTCAGCTTCAGCCTTAGTCTGCGCGGTAGCATTGAGGTTCTCGACAGTTTCAAACGCGCCAGATGCAAGACCCTTGACAGGCACATCAGTGCCATCAACACTAATATTACCATTAGCAGAGCCAGTTGCTACACTCTGTACAGAACTATCGGCCTTGCCAAGAGAGGTCTGTACACCGGAATCAAGCATAGTCTTAGTAAGAGAACCAGCCTTTACAGAAGCAGATATCTTGTGGGTATTACTATCAACATTGATTTGGATAGCATCATTCTCTCCCGAACCGCTAGTGACATACTCAATAAGAGAACCAACAGGAACATAAATCGGGTCGCCACCAGAGAGAATGAGTTCAATATATGTGCCAGGCTCAGTCACACCCGCAGGGAGCGCGCCAGCCTTGAGCTCAACAACAGAACCACTTACGACAACAAGGTCTTTGGGGATGTCGATTGTCGCGCCAACCTGGGTTCCGTCCTTCTTGAGCGCATAAGAAGCAACCGCACCCTCAGACGCAGAACCAAGCTTCTCAACAGTGTATTCAGGATGGACAACCTTGGGAACTTCTACACGAAGGCCCTTACCCTCAACAATAGAGAGAGCATTACCCTCAGTGGGGTCAAGCTTTACAGCAACAGAAGGAGCAGTAGCTTCACCACTAACTTCAATTCCATCACCCGCACTAACAGAACCAACCTTACTATTAGCAAGTGCTTGAATGGCGCCAATTTGCGCAAACAATCCAGAAGCTTCTGTCTCACCTTGCGCGGGCGCGCCAACCTTCTCAATAAGACCGGCAACCTGAGTTTGAAGGGTCGCAACATCGCTAGCTAAATCGCCAGAAGCAGTAGTAGAGGCTAACTTGATAAGAGTTCCAGCCTCATTGGAAATCATATAAGCTTCGCACTTACCATCCGCAACGAGAGTAAGCACTTGGCCAACATACGCAGTCGCACCGGACTTCGCATAATTTTCAAGTTCAGTTTTATCATACCAAACGGCAGTAGTATCAACAGGGGCAGGGTTGCCACGCTTGATACTCAGAGGAAAGCCCATATATGCGGCATCATTCATAATAACAGCCATATTCTTTTTCCCTCCTTATCAACCGATTGTGACCGAATAGGTCTCGCCAGCATCAATAGACGCAGGCTGATATACATATACATCATAGGCAGCCGCGGCATAAGCATTCGCGCCTTCAACTTGAGACTGTGTTCCCTGCTTCACAAAGAGGGCAGTAACATCAGCATTGAGGGCACTAGGCATAAGCACTTTCGTAATCTTACGTCCCGCGGGAACAGCAACAACGACCTTTTTCGCACCAGCGCCAGCACCAAAGGTAGCAAGTACGCCAGTTCCACTAGCCTTATTATGGGCAAGCGCGCGAATGTTCGCAGAATTGAGCGCCATACCAGCATCAGTCATCGGGCCCCAGAACATATAGCGGACGCCAACGTAGCTACTAGACTCCTTAGACTTACTGCCAGCACTAATCTTTCCAGCAGGATATGCGTTGCCGAGATTAGTTACAGGAATCGCACCTTCGCCGTATTCAGCCGTAGCAACAATCTTCTTCGCAGAAGCTTCGGCCACGACATTCTCGAAAGTTCCATTAGCAGTCGTTTTGGTCACACCATCACAAACAACCTCCCAAGACTGAGCAGTAATGCCCGTCGGAGGGCCATAAGTGTAACCGCCAGCACTAAGAGCAACAGCATAGGAGAGATTCTTCTTAGTACCAATCTCATATGTGCCGAGGCCACCAGTTGAAGAGAAGCTCACCGCAGGCTCGGTCTTGGAAGGATTAGCTTCTTTCGCAAGAATAGAAGCGAGAACTTCTTTCACGCTCTTACCCTTCGCAGAGAGAGTACCAGAACCATTCGGTTTGGCAAGAGTGCCAATAGCAACGGTGTATGTAAGGTCTTCACCAAAATACACATTACTTGCATCGTAGTTGCCATCCATAGCTTTCCAAGCACCATCATAAATATAAGCAGTATAAGACTTCTTATCTTTATCAATAACAGTCTCTACAACGCCCATATCACCTTGCTGAGCATTGCTTGGAAGCTCGTCAACAGAACCAACTTGAGTAAACTGCGCCTATGCGCCAAGAGGCTTTACCTTTCCGTCTTTGTAACATCTGAACTCTTTCGCGGCGGTATTATACCACACCATACCCTCTTTGAGAGTAGTGGGGTCTTCCGCCACCGGATTGAGCACGGCATTTTGAAGTTCATTGAAATTGAGGTCAAGGTTAGTTACAAACTTTGCCATTCAATTATACCTCCTTATTCAATTACAAAATGCATACCCCGTAAGTTCCGAGGTAGCACTCACTTGTATTTCGTTTTCACTTACATAAGTTATATCAGGATAAATTACATTCTTATTATCATCAACTACGATAATAGAGCAATACTTTCCTAAATTATGTAAGACACTCCATACTTTTTGTGGGACTTCGCTGTGATATACAAAATTAGCGTCTTTTGCTAATGAAACTAACTTTGTATCAACGTAGTTTTTTGTAACGGCTTCATTGGGCAGTGTTGGGTCGCCAGAAAGAATGAGGGGACCAGTCATAGTCCCCCCATCAGTTGAGAGCCCACCATTCTCGCCATTTTTGATTTGGAAAGTAGTATATGTGCCGTCATCATAAGTCACGGTATACGTATCGACAAGACCCTACGTATCAGTCTTTTCAATAGTTAGTATTCCACGCCCAGATGCACCTTGCGCGCCAGGCACGCCTTGTTCACCTTGGGGACCGGCAGGTATAATGGTTTCGGTTGTATGGGATGTTCCATTACTATCCTTCCATTCAAAAATTACTTTTAGCCCAGCATCAGTTACTTCTGTAGCTTTTACTGTGCACGGGGCGCCTTTGAGCGCGCCCATACCTACCAGACACTCATTTACATATTTCTTTACAATTGCATAGGTGAGAATATCCAAACTGCCTCACCTCACATCGGATACCATTGTCCGTCGTTACCCATAATAAAGGTTTCGCCGGTTGTAATGATATATACCTTGTCACCGAAGGAGGTGTTCTCTTGCTTAGCGAGCGTATCTTTATCTGCGTTTGTCATTGCGTAATACACCGCATCAGAGATATTTGCCCGCTTGAAAGATTCTGTAAGCACATAACCCTTCATAGTAGCCCTCCTCATTTGCCTTTAGGGATGAGACCTCCTAAAAGCGATTGTATTAGTCGGATTCGATTTCGTGCAGCGATAGCCGCGATAAATTTGAGGTTCATATCTATCCCCTCTTTTATAAGTAGGGATTTTATTGTAGACCCTATAACTTTTTGGTGAGTTGGAAATTTGAAAATTTTGACAAGTTGGAGTATAATATATATAGAAAATAAGGAGGATTATACTTATGAGTATGATTATTGATGGCGTAGATTTCCAAAGCTTGCCTGCTGAAAAATTTTGGTCATTTCCTTCGGGCTACAAAAAGAATAAGCAGGATGAAATTTATGCTATGATTATGTCAAATGCATATATTGGCTCGCGCAAAATGGATGGCGCCTATTATCGTTTTATAAAGGATATGGACGGTAATATGGTCCTCCAAGGACGTAGTGAAAGTGTGAATGGTGGATTTTTGGATAAGATCGACTGGGTTCCTCATCTTCACTCTTTCTTTGATGTACTTCCGCGTGGGACGTGCCTTTTAGGAGAAATTTATTTTCCGAATAATGAAGGTTCACGCCACGTGACCACTATAATGGGATGTTTGCCCGAAAAGGCGCGCGAACGTCAAGAAAAAGGAGAAAAGCTTCATTATTATGTATTTGATGTATGGGCGTGGGCTGGTGCTTCTCTACTTAGTGTGACCGCAGAAACACGTTTTTCTCAGCTTGGTTATATATCTGAATGTGTTGCGCGCGCAGACAATAAATTTATTGAAATAGCTAAATACTACTATGGCCAGGCTCTTTGGGATGAACTTATGCGTGTGCGTATGCTTGATGGAGAAGGTATTGTAATTACTAAATCCAACTCTCATGCAGAGCCAGGTAAGCGTACCGCACGCAAGACTTTGAAAATAAAGAAAGAACTTGACAATCCCATTGACTGTTTTCTTACTGGCCGTTGGAAGCCTGCTACAAAGGTATATAAGGGAGATTATCCTTATGAGTGGCAGTATTGGTGGAACTTCAAAACTAACGAAAAAATGCTTGGACGCTATTACAATGACTATGAGCACGGCGCAACTATTGAGCCTGTAACTAAAGCTTGGTTTTATGGATGGGCGAGCGCAGTTGAGATTGCTGTTATGGATGGAGACAAAGTCTATCCCGTCGGTTGGATTAGCGGTATTCCTGATGAGGTAAAAAAGGGAATTAGTGAAAGCCCTGAAACATATAGATACCACATTGTAAAAATCGCGGCGATGGAGATTATGAAAGATACCCTCGCATTGCGTCATGGAAAAATTATTGAATGGAGACCCGATGGTGACAAGTCTTATAAAGAATGCACCATTGACCAGTTGATGTGAGTAAGGGCGAAGATTACATTGCTTCTCTTCTTTCGCGGGCAGGCTACAAGTTTGCCCGCGAAGTCTCTATTGAGGGAGTGCGCCGTAAACAAGCTTTACGTTATGATTTCGGGATATACTCTAATGGAGAGCTCCAATCATTAATTGAAGTGCAAGGTCAACAACACTATGTCCAAGTAAAGATGTTCCAACCGACACATACAGACTTCACTCGTTATCAAGAGCACGACCGCATAAAGATTTCTGCCTGTCTCGCGCGCGGGCTATCTTTATATATTATACCATATTGTGATTTAGAAAGTATACAGTCCGCGCAAGATATATTTCAAGATAAATATCTTGCAAAGTCAAAATGGCATAATGACCAAAATAATCCCTATAAGCGCAACTAAAATGTAGAAACCGTAGCATAAAAACTCTACTTTTATTTGGCGAGGTGAGAAAAAATGCCAAGTGACATAATTTCTGCAATCTCAAATTGGATAATTACTATTGGTGCTATCGCGGGAGCACTTACAGCAATATATAAAATTTTTTCTCCTATGACTAATTGGGGTAAGAAGCGTAAAGAGAAAAAACGTAAATTGCGTAATGAAGAAATAAGAGAGATGGCTCGCGCAATAGCAAATGAGAAAAGAGACGAAGCTTAGCGCACGGTTAAAAAAATTATTGATGCTAATAATACAAAAATTGAAACATCTTTCAATGCTATAAATACGCACTTGAATAATGTAGATAAACAATTAGCTGATGTAATGCTTATCAATGCGGAACAAACTAAAACAATAGAACATATGAATGAGAAAATTGATACTAACGAAATTGACAGATTGCGATGGGAGATCATTTCTTTTGCCAATTCTTTACGATATGATGATGGTTAGTCTGCTACTTTGGAGGGATACAACCACGTTTTTGATGCTTATGGGAAGTATGAAAATCTTCTTGAATAGCTTGGACGTAAAAATGGGAAAATAGATAATGAATATGCCTACATCAAAATTATGTTTAATGAGTTCAGTAAAAATTACTCAAAATGAAATTTGACTTTTTAGAAATCATATGGTATAATGAAATTGTAAAGTGGAAGGAGCTTTATAAAGGAGTTATATCATATGATTTTTTTATATTTAGGAATAGGCTTTGTTATTATTGAAATAATTACTATAATATTATTATGTAATAGGAATAAAAAATTAGAGGCCTTACGATGGAAACAAGTCTGTGAACTTAGGGAAGAACTAAATTAGAAAAAAGAAATAGATGAAAACAATTTTATAAAAGAATTAGAACAAAAGAAACGAGAATATACTAATAAATATATAGAATTTCAAGAGCAATAGAACAAACAATATACTCAATTTTGCAATGACCTTCAAGAAAAGAAAAAATTACAACAAGATAAAGTAGATGCAGAGCTTCAAGGACTAGTGGATAGTGAACGTGAGCGTTTATTAGGCCAAGTAAATATAGAAATTGAAAAACAACGGCGCGTTTTCAATGATGATTTGTATAAATATATAGCTAAATGTAATTTACAGAAAGACGAAATAAATGAAGAAATGGAGTAGCTAAAAACGCAATTGCTTCAATTGAAGTCAACACGAGAACTGACCATTGAAAGTTATAAAAAAGAACAAGAAATACTTGAATAGCAAGATTACTATAGAATAAAACTTTCAGAGGCAGATAAAGAAGATATAAAAGTATTGCGAAGTATTGAACCGCGCCTTACAAATAGAGAAGCTCTAAATAAACTTATATATGATGTATTTATAAAACAGCCTATGAATGATATGTTATTTAGAGTGCTCGGAGATAAGGAAAAGTGCGGTATATATAAAATTACTCACATACCTTCATAGAAAGTATATATAGGCCAATCAGTAAATATAAGACGTAGATGGACATCTCATATCAAGAGTGCATATGATATAGGAGATATAGCTCATCAAAAAGTTCACGATGCAATGGCTGATGAGGGAATAGATAACTTTACGTTTGAAGTAATTGAAGAAGTAAGTAAAGATAGATTGAATGAACGTGAGAAATATTGGATAAACTATTATAAAAGTCAGGATTGGGGTTGGAACCAAAAGTCCTAATTTGAGGTTTGAATTATTATAAAATATATTTAGAATGTAAGTCTGGGACGGCGCGCCCCCGCCTAAAGGGGCGGAGGCGGGCGCGCCTACTTATTGGTAAGT